CTGTACACATTCATCAGGGAACAGTTTATACAGGACTCTCTTCAGTGATGATTCTTAAACTTCCCAAAGATATGGGTCCAGAACCGGCTCGTCCAGATCAACCGATGAATGGACAACTTCAAGTTTTAGGAAATGTTTCAGGTCAATTTGCAACTACCGATTATTCTCCTACAATGAAGATTGGGGACTTTTATGTTTTTCCCTATGATGTGAGACATGTCGTTTATCCTTTTACCAATAAAAAAGCAAAAAGAAGAACACTGGTTTGTAATTGTGATGTTGATTACAATCCTATTGCTTCAAGGACGGCTGGATGATTTACGAACCTAAATGGAAATCTTTAATGGCTAATACAATAGGGCCTATTTTTACTCCTGCACAGTGTCAGGACATTGTTAACATGGGCCATCAGCAAAAGGCTGAAGAAGCTAAGGTAGGACATAAAAAGAAACCTGGAGGAAACTATGATGCTAAAATGAGAGTCACGACCATCAGCTGGATTCCCTTTAAAGAAATGCCCGACATGTATAGAATTATTGAACGAACCATGCTTCAAGTTAATAGAAATCATTTTGGTTATGAAGGGATGCAGATTACCGAGGTTGCCCAATTTACCGAATACCCTAAAGGTGGATTTTATGAATGGCATATGGATGCAGACGTGAATTGTCAATATGAACCTCCGGTTAGAAAAATCTCTATGACTATTTTACTTTCTAATCCTTCCGAGTTTGTTGGTGGGGATCTAGAATTTATGACCGAGGGTAATAAACCCCCTCATCTTGTTCAAGGACAAGCCATTTTCTTTGACAGTATGATTCGTCATCGAGTTAATAAAGTTAAGAAAGGAATCAGACGTTCTTTAGTGATGTGGTTCGGAGGACCTCCATTTAAATGAACCGAGAAATTTTATTCCCTACCCCTATCTATTTTAAAATGGTTAAGGATCCTAAAAAATTAAATAAGCATTTATTCAAACATATTAAAGCCTGGAGTAAAAAAGATAAAGGTGAAACAAAAACCAATGCTGGTGGTGGTTGGCATAGTAAGACCAATATGAATTTTAAAGAAGAATACAAACCTTTGGGTAATGAACTTTTTACTATGCAGGAAGAGATCTATAAAGATTTTGGGATGGCCCCTAAACCTGGTTTAGGAAATATGTGGGCGAATATTAATTACCCGGGATCGTATAACAAACAACATACCCATCCTAACTCTTTATGGTCAGGTGTTTATTATGTGAAAGTCCCTAAGAATTCAGGAAGTTTATTTGTTGAAGATCCACGTCCAGGTCCTAATATTATGCTTCCACGACGACTTGAATCATTACCTAAACAATTATGGCGCGTGGTGCTTTATCCTGCGATTGAAGGACAAATTATTATGTTTCCTTCGTGGTTATCTCATGGTGTAGAAGTAAATACATCTAAAGAAAAGGGAGAAAAAGGATGGAGAGTTTCTGTCTCTTTTAATTTTATTCAAATCAATGAAGAGGGAAAAGTAGGATGATAGAAACTATATACACAGAAATACCCTTTGAAAAATTTGAATATTTTGATCGACCTGAATTTCATAGAGATGAAAAAGCATTTAAAGAGGCATTAACACAGTCCATGGAAAAATATGGAATGAAAGATCCTGTCTACTGTTGGGCGAATGGTAAATCTTATGGTGACATTATTAAAGTGATTGTAGGCAATAACCGAATGGTCGTTGCTAAGGAACTAGGGATTAAAACTATTAAAGCAGTGATCACTAATTTTAAAGCAGATGAACTTCCCATTGAAGGAAGAGTTTTAAATACGGATGCAGAAATTAGGGAGCTTTTTCATTTACCTAAAGACCTCCAAATTAGACGAGATGCGAATGGTGATGTGGATCAAGTCATGCCTGTTCATTATATGGGAAAAGGAGTGAGGGAAGAATATGTTTAAAACAAAAAAATATCAAGTGATTCGCGGAGCCCTTTCCAAAGAGCTTTCAAACTTTATCTTTAATTATATGATGCTACAGCGTGACGCTGTAGACTATATGATCAAAAACAATAGAGTGAATACAGCTAATCCTTTTATAGGTAATCGAGTCGATCACCAGATACCTGGAGCCTATTCTAAATATGCAGACTGGGTCATGGAAACTTTACTCATGTATATGATTCCTGTTATGAAAGCTAAGACTGGATTAGAATTGATTCCTACGTATTCGTACACACGTCTCTATGAAAAAGGAAATATTTTACATCGACATAAAGATAGACCTAGTTGTGAGATTTCTACCACATTAAATTTAGGAGGAGATTCATGGCCTATTTATTTAGATCCCACTGGAGCCAATAGTATTTTATCCGGAAGAGAAACCACAACGGTGGTGAAGCCGGGAGCCCCTCGGGGAATCCGAGTTGATTTAAAAGTAGGAGACATGCTTATTTATTCAGGGTGTGAACTTGAGCACTGGAGAGAACCTTTTGAAGGCAACATTTGTTCTCAAGTATTTTTGCATTATAATCATGCCAATGGTCCTTTCGCTAAGACTAATTTATATGATAAGCGCCCCATACTAGGCATTCCTAAATAATGGCTTTAGTTCGTGTAACTCTAGGCGGTAAACGTCTGGGGTATGTCAGGAATAATAAAGCAGGATCCACCACCATTATTAATTATCTTGGCCAGCTTCTCTGGAACGAGAAACCTACCACGTATAGTGGTACGAACGTTCAAGACTATTGTGGTGATGATTCCTACATTGGACGTGAGAAAGGATTTGAATCCTATCATAAAGAACTTAAAGACTGTGAGATTAGAATCGCTGTCTACCGTGATCCCATCGACAAGATCATTGCTGGATTTTATTATTGTCAGGAACAATATCCTCATCTTAATAACCTAGATTATTTTCTAGAGACCTATTCAGAACAATTAAAAAACAATTACATCAGAATCCATTGTCGTACTAACACTGATATGTTAGGTCCTGATCCATCAATCTATACCCATATTTGGAATATGAATGAGATTGATACCAAGCTCCTTCCCTTCCTGGAACAACTCGGTGGTAAAAAGATACAGAAAACAAGGCTCAGGGAACACCAACCACCGACCATTACTAAAGAACAAGAAGCAAAAGCTAGAGAAGTCATGGCTGTTGACTATCAAAACGGCTGGTGTAAAGAGTTGATCTCCACAAAAATATAGTATATTTGTATCCTAAACGGAATTTTGTATGCTACAAAAGATAGGCTTTCTACCAGGTTTTAATAAACAAGTTACACCAACCACCGCTGAAGGGCAGTGGATTGCAGGTGATAACGTTCGCTTTAGGTATTCTACACCTGAAAAAATTGGAGGGTGGGCTCAATTAGGAGAGGATTATCTGACAGGAGCCGCTCGATCTCTCCACCATTTCGTGGATAGTTCAGCCATTAAGTACGCAGCTATTGGAACGAATCGAATTTTATATGTTTATACAGGGGGTATCTTCTATGATATTCACCCTATTAAAAGCACTAATACTTTATCTAATGCTTTTACTACTACGAATGGATCAAAGTCAGTTAAAATTACTTTAAGTTCTACGGTCGGATACAACGCCGGAGATATTATTCTTTTAGATAATTTCTCCAGTATCACAGGCTCTAATTATGTAGCCGCTGATTTTAATGATAAGAAATTTATGATCACAAGTATTGTAAGTTCAACTCAAATTGAAATTACAATGGTTGCTGCGGAAGGTGGTTCAGGAGCTACGACTTCTGGAGGTATTAGACTTCAACATTATTATCCTGTAGGACCTGCACAACAACTTGGAGGTTTGGGTTGGGGCATTGGTCAATACAGTGGAACGGTTTCAGGAGAAACCACAACAACTTTAAATGGAGCTTTAGGAGACAATATATATGGAACTGGAGGATCAGGAACTTCCATTACCTTAACAGACGCTTCTGCTTTTCCTGATTCAGGAACTTCTTATATTCAAGTAGGTACCGAAGAAATTTCATACACTGGAGTTTCAGGAAATGATTTAACTGGTATTACCAGAGCCGTGAGAAACACTACTCGTGCAGCTCACTCAAGTGGAGCAACGGTAACGAACACTACTGACTATGTAGGTTGGGGTTCAGCAGCTTCTGGAGACTATGTGATTGCGCCAGGAATGTGGACACTCGATAACTATGGTTCTAAATTGATTGCTTTAATTACTGACAGTGCATGTTTCGAATGGGATGCAGATGCTACTAACCCTACGGGTACAAGAGCTACTATTATTTCAGGAGCACCCACCGCTTCAAGAGATGTACTTGTTTCTACACCGGATCGACACTTAGTATTCTTTGGAACAGAAACAACGATTGGTACTACAAGTACTCAAGATAACATGTTTATTCGATTCTCTTCTCAAGAGGATTTAAATACTTATACACCAACCGCAACGAACACCGCAGGTACACAACGACTTGCAGATGGTTCTAAAATTATGGGGGCCTTAAGAGGTCGTGATGCGATTTATATTTGGACGGATACCGCACTCTTTACCATGCGTTTTGTAGGTGCTCCTTTTACATTTGCTTTTGAACAATCCGGAACTAACTGTGGATTGATCGGTAAGAATGCTACGGTAGAAGTTGATGGTGCTTCTTACTGGATGTCTGAAAATGGTTTCTTTAGATACTCTGGTAAACTAGAATCCATGGACTGTTTAGTGGAAGACTATGTTTACGATAGTATTAATACAACATCTAATCAATTGATTAATGCAGGATTAAATAATCTCTTTGGAGAAATTATATGGTTTTATTGTAGTAGTGGATCCAACGTGGTGGATCGAATGGTTTGTTTTAACTATATTGATTCTTCTGCTCAACGAGGAATATGGACCACAGGAAGTTTAAACAGAACTGCATGGGAAGACTCCGCCGTCTTTGGTAAACCTCATGCTACTTTATATAACATTGATGGAACACAAGCTGTAACTTCAGGGACTTATGTGGTAGGTAATACAGAAGGTGTTTCAACTTATTTTGAACACGAAACAGGGAACAACGAAGTAGCCGGTGGAAGTGTCACTGCGATTACTTCTAATATTGAATCAGGAGATTTTGATATTACTCAAGATCAAAAACAAGGTGTAACGTTTAGAGGAGATGGTGAATACTTTATGTCGATTCGAAGATTCATTCCAGATTTTTTAACTCAAACAGGAACGACAAGAGTGACTTTATATTTAAGAGATTATCCAAATGCAACACAAGTGAGCTCAACGCTAGGTCCTTTTGATATTACATCAAGTACATTGAAACAAGATACAAGAGCTCGTGCAAGATCGGTTGCAGTTAAAGTTGAGAACACGGGTAAAAATGAAGATTGGAAACTAGGAACTTTTAGGTTAGACTTACAAGCTGGAGGAAGAAGGTAATGCCTTTTCAATCAGAAAAACAAAGAAGATATTTATGGGCCAACGAGCCAGAGATTGCTCGTGACTGGACCGATACCTATGGCAGCGGAATTGCTAAAGCTTTAGGTGGAAGAATAGGATTTTATAGACGATCCGATAGACATGCAGGAACTGGAGGAGGATGGAGTCCAGGAGTTATTCATTCAGGTTCTCCTAGTAAGAGTACCCCGTCTCATTCTCCT